AAAAAATTTATGAACGAACATAAAGAACAAATTATTTTTATTATTTATAATATTACTTTAACTGAATAATACTAAATATACCATAGTAAATGATTAACAATTATTTAATTTTTTTAATGGATTTTGTATTATTGTAATACAAATACTAAAGTATGTAATAAATATTTTAATTTTATTTATTAACTTTAATAATATCTATTAAACACCACATTATACGTGATGTATTTTTATCTCTAAAATATACACGAGTATCTGTAATTTTAGTAATTGGACCATAATATTTAGTCCATTTTACTTCAACCCCTACTTTTAATTTTTTTTTTAAATCAAAAATATGTTTTTGATATAATTTGTATTTCGTATCAATAGTTTCGTATTCGTTAAATCGACATCCATTAATTTTATTATTTTCATCTTTATAAATTATATATTTTGGTTTAATATCTATTACAATTCCTGATTTGTTATTACATTTTATTTTCATTCCAACTTTTAATTTTTCAGTTGCTTCTTTTTTATGTTTTTCATATTTTTGTAAATCACCAAATAATAAATCGTGGGATATTTTAGTATGTCGATACATATTATAAACAATATTTTTAAATTGAGTATTATGACCTGATTTAACATCATTTTTGTACTTGTCGTATATAAATAATATAAGATGTGTTATTTCATGTTCCATAAGAACAATTAGAACATCAACTATATCATTACAAACAATACCTCCTAAATTAATCTTTTTAAATTTATCATTATATATTTTTTCAATAATATATTTTGAAAAAATTATTTCAACATTATTATTTTTATATTTACAATATCCTGCAACTTTTTTAATTTTAGTAGATATATCAAAATAAATATCAATATCACCTTCGTGTAATTTTTCTTGAATAAAATTTTTAAAGTATAATTTATCAAATATAATAAATAATTTTTTAACATGATCCGCTGTTAATTCGAATTTATCAATATTTAAATTTAATTCTTTACGAATTTTTTTACGGTTATGTAATATAGTATTATCGTCTATATTTTTTTTAAAGATATGTTTATAATCAACATTTATTAAACGTGTTTATTATAAGTATATTCAATTTTTAATTTATTTTTATATTCTAACATATTATATTTTCTAATATATTTTTTTTAAAATTATATGGTAATATAAATATTATTATTTATATACTTTTATTAAATTAAATTGAATATACTTATAATAAACACGTTTAATGATTATTGATTATAAACATATCTTAAGATATAAATCAATATGATTATCTAAACTTGATGTAATATATCGCATTATAATAATATAGAAAAAGGTTTATATTTTTATTACATATTTCATTAAAAAGGACATAATTATTTATATCAGATGTTATTAAAAATAAATTAATCTTTTTAATGAGTTATATAAAACACAAAATATTTAGTAAAATATGGTGTATTAAAAAAATAATCTTTTTCTTATATAATGGCGCTGGAAAAAGTAAAAATTTATTTTACTTTCTTCTTCGCTATTAGAGGTGATAAAAGTAGGACTTTATCCACCTCCAATATATATGAACATAAATAAAACTATTTTATTAACAAATGTTTTTAATTAAATAAAATACAATTTTTAATTTAAAATAAATATATGATTTCTATTTTAAGTTTATTTTTTTAGAAGAAAATTTATATGCTTTTCGTTTCCAAATTTTTTTTAAATCATAATATATTTCATATGGATCCATGTCACCAAAATCTCTTAAAATATAAACATTTTCTAATATTAAATAAGCGTATGTTTTTGATAATCCTAGTGGATAAATTACTGAACTATTACTCATTATTGAATAAAATTTTTCAATTGGTTCTTTAGTATTAAATTTAAAAATCTTAGCTCCTATATAAATATATTCTAAATCTTCTATTTCTACTAATATGGACGAACCGGTAAATAATTGTTTATATTGAGAGTACTTTTTTGTATTCTTTCCAATAAATATATTTTTATATTTTTTTATTAAATATATTTTATTGGTTTCTATTTCAGTTATGATTACTATTGATTTTATTAGTTGGACTTTATATTTACGATTATCGCCATTTATTATTGGATAATATGTTTTATTCATATTATATAATTCTATAAATTATATTTTATATTTCTATCAGATTTTATAAAAATAATTATTGTCTATTAATTTAATCTTTTTAATGGATTATATAAAAAAAAATAATAAATATTAATTACTTATTCTAATAAATTATTATTATGGTTTGTTTAATAGTTAATATTAATTACTTATTCTAATAAATTATATAACAAATATATTATATTTATAAAAATATAATATATTTATGCTCATACTGGGAATCGAACCCAGGTAACTGACTCATAAGATCAGTATTCTACCATTAAATTATACGAGCTCATATTATTATAATATAATATATCTTTAAATGGTTTTAACATATAAAATTTTATTTTACTTTATCCACCTCCAATTATTATTTTATATAATTTAATCTTTTTAATGGATTATATAAAAAAATAGTAAATTACTGTTCTAATCAATATCATTTAAAATATATTCAATGTGGTTAATAATAAACTTGAATTATATAATTGATTAAATTTTATTTTATCTGTACCTAATATATAAAACAAAACAATACTGACAAATAATAAAGTATAATTTTTTTACTTCCACAAATATATAGGTAGAAAAGTAATTCATTTATAATGTTGTAAATAATAAACTTGATTTATCTAATTACATTTTATAAATTTTATGTATAATTCTTCAAATAATTATTTTACTTTCTCTGCACAATATCTAAAACAAAAGATATACTTGGAGGTGAAGAAAGTAAAATAAAAATTTACTTTCTTCTGCGCAAACTATTATTTTTAGTTTCATAAAAAAATATAACATATAAATTAAAAAAAAATGATTAAAATTAATTATTTTTTTTTAGACTAATAGTCATTTTATAGTGAGAACTGAGACTATATACTCGTATCACGAGTAATCAAGAGATATTATAGAAGATGTCTCAAGTTCTAGTGGTGTGCAATTACCCACTGTAGCACAGACGCAGTAGTTCTTGCTCAGTCTGTATCTGAAACAACGCTATCGGATTATTTCTTTGGAGGGAGTTTTCCCTGGATCAGAGTGTTGAGTAGGTATTCTGGAGGTCGGCCCTTATACGCTTCACTCAGGGCTTCTGCGCGTTCAGCATCAGCGATAAGTTTCGACTTGCTATCCAATTTTTGATGGATTGTCTTTCTCGCATCCGCATCTCCTGCAAGTAGCGCCAAGGCCACGTACATGCCTGAGGGATCATACTGAGGATTACCAGTAAACTCCATCTTTATGTCATCAAGCTGCATACGCTCAGCTTCATTCTTAAACACTGGCAGCTTTGGGAAGTGACTCCCAGCAAGTGATTTTTCAAAATACTCGTCCAAGACAGATGCTTCAGGACGTTGGCCTCCTGCCTGCATCGTTGCGAATGCCCATGTTCTAGCCATTCGCTCTGTCATCAAAAGCAACGCCCAGCTCATCACAGTGTCAACATTGCATTTCTCCAAAATTCCCTCAGGTGAGGCCTTAACGAAGACTGCGAAGTCACTTTGGGCTGCAGGGGTCACCAGGTCCATCCATGATATCTTTTGGCCTTTGATCATGTCTCCCATTAGGGCGGACCCATAACTGAAACTGGCCAGATTGTCTTTGTCCCTTGATAACTGGATGTAGCCACCTCGGATTTTCTCCAACGCCGGATCTCTGAGTTCCGTCCACCAATCCGCAGCCTGGCTGAAAAGAGGATCATCACGAAATTTCTCCTCAAGCTCTGCAAACCCGGACCGAATGACAGAATAGTTCACCATGACGTTAACTCTGAAACGGACAAAAAGATTCACAGCCTCTGGGTTGATGCGTCCAATAGCCTTCATCCATTCATCTGTGAAAACTTCATCCTGCAGCTTGGGGATCAATATGCTCGTGCAGCTTCGTGTCCAAAGTGCATAATTCTCCTGTGCTACGCATCCCATCAGGAATCCGTTCGCCACCAAGTGCGCCTTGAACAGATCATGGATCGGGGAGTTCTTGTCGTAATTTGTCGAACCTTCCGTTCCAATCAGAATGTACGACCCAACGATAGCGCCCTCGCTCAACATGACACGCTCCAATGCCCCCAGCGGGGTTTCGCTGTCTCCAAGGGGTGACATCTGTACTACGACATCATAGGAGCCGCCCTCATAAGCAGGAACATCATGCAATCCAGTAGCCACGAGGACGCCTTCTTCCACAACAGGGACCACATGACGAACAGCTCGCTTCGTGCCGTTTCCTCTGAAATATCGAATACGACCTTGGCATAACGGACTCACATCGCGGATTATAGAAACCCAGCGATTACGGCGCAAATCGGGGTCTCCTGTGCAGAACACAACATCGGCTTCGTAACTGGAATCTGTATTAAGGACTTTGAGCATCATCCAAAGAGCAGATTCGTCGTCGCACTCTTCGCCAACATCAGTTAGTACAAGCATTCTTTTCACTCTAGCAACACAAGGAGATACTGATACGGCAACACCAAATGCCACAGCCATACTTGTGACAAGCGCAAGAAAGAGCCATGGCGCAACATGTGCTGTGGATTTACCAGTAGCACAATTAGCAACCGAAACGCAGACAAACCACACGAACAACATCTTTATCAACGACATTCTGAGAATGGTATTCGTATCGGGGACAAATTATTTTTTATATAACAACATACAAATACTTTTTTTTTCAATTTTTTTATTATTCCATTTAATATAATCGCAAAGGATAAAATAAAATTGGAGGTGGTGAAAGTCCTACTTTTTTATTCACCTACAATATATTATCATAACAACCAAATAAAATTATTTGTTGTCTAAACATAATACAATTTACTAGATTTTGTATAAATTAAAAATTCATTGGAGGTGGAGAAAGTCATACTTTCTTTTGCACCGTTGACTCGTATTTTTATTTATTTATTCAATATCGTCATCTTCCATAAATTTTAATAATCCAACTACTAGATCCTGTTCACATATTTCTGTAATATATGTATCAATTTTCACAAGTTTTGAGTTTTCTATGTCGTTATGATATTTATTATTTTGTTTGTAATCTTTTGGAATAAATACCAGAGCAAATGGATTTAGATCACTTCTTGATGGAATAGATTCATTTAATGAAAACATTATTAATGAACTGAATAAAATATCAGTTTAATAGACTATTTAAAGTTGATTTTTTCAATTTTTTTATATGAGGTAGAAGAAGTTCCAATTTATTTACCATAGTTAATTTTTATTACAACAGGACGTAGTCAAAAATAAATATAAACAAGATAATAAAATTATATTCGAGTCTTACTTTCTTCTAATATTAAATTTATCACATCAAATAGTAAAGAACAAAGGTAAAATAAAATGTTTATTTTCTCATTATAGTAAATTTTATTTAATAAAAATATAAATTTATATTTTTATCAAGTATATTCTAGAACTAGCCCACAATCATAGCCACCGAGTCCAGACAGTGCAAATCGACGTATTTGTAGAAGGCACACCAATCAGGAAAATGGCTAGCCAGTCCATCTATGACGAAATCGACAGTCGCCATCTTGACAATCAAAGTCTCTGCAATCAGGAAGATGCCGAAACCGACATTCAGTATTGAAACAATTACTAAACCACGAACACTCTCTAACATCGTGTTGGAATGAACATCCTTTTCGGTAGCAATACTTGTTGTACTTGCATCTCGGAGGGGGCGCTGCTGCTTGCGGAGCGGGCGCTGCTGCTGTCGCTGTAGCTGCTGCTGCTTGCGGAGCGGGCGCTGCTGCTGTAGCTGCTGCTGCTTGCGGAGCGGGCGCTGCTGCTGTCGCTGGTGCTGCTGCTGCTGCTTGCGGAGCGGGCGCTGCTGCTTGCGGAGCGGGCGCTGCTGCTTGCGGAGCGGGCGCTGCTGCTTGCGGAGCGGGCGCTGCTGCTGTCGCTGGTGCTGCTGCTGCTGCTTGCGGAGCGGGCGCTGCTGCTTGCGGAGCG